CCCCCCTCTGTATATTGTCAACACTTTTATTTCGCCTTTACATAAAAAAAGCCCCGAAATTCGGGGCCTTTTCTTTATTTGCTTTCTGGCCAGATGTTTGGCCAAACAATCGCTATAACGTCTTTGACCGTTTCGGCCGTTTCCACCTTGTTACGCAGCGCATAGAAGGTGTTATATGCTTCCGTCTGCTCGTTGCTGCTAATAAGCAGTACGCTTTCAAAGTCGGACTTCGACAACATCACCCATACACTGTTACCTTCTTCGTCCTTGACCCCAAAGCCCTGCTCTCCTTTTATTTGAGCTACGCTATAGGCCGAATTGAATTTATTAATATCCGCGGCCGTGCGGTCGAAGTAAAATGTCCTGTCGCCCTGCTTGTACTTCGTTGGCTTATCACGCAGGAGCTCATAAATCCCGTACAGCTCGTTAAGCTTGATGCTTTTCGCTTCTGCCAGTGACACCATTGCTTCCTCGCGCGTTACGCCCAGCGCTGCAAGTTGTTCATCCGTCGGGTTATTCGGGATAGAGGTATTCATCAAGTCCGGCAAACGGCGTATCTCGGTGATAGTTTTATACTGCTCTCCCTTATAAACGTATACTGTTCTTGTGTACTTCATATTCTCACTCTCCTTTTAGCCGCTACCACGTCACAGACTTGGATACTAAAGCTATCCGTATCATCAACGATAGCGACCACGTTAATGATGTTGTTGGCATTCCCCGTCAATGCCGGAGCTACGCCATTCGGGTAGTAAACCGTTGCACCGCTCGGAAACTTCCATGTAACAGTAGGTGCAGTTGCGCCAGTTGGAATCCAGAAAGTCAAAGTTTTACACATGTATGGCGTGCTGCCTACAGTGGCCTTGAAGTTCATCCTCGAAAAATCCATCGTAAGACTTGTTGCGTTATTTATTGCGGCGTTAATCAAATAGATGTTAGCCGCTGATTGATAACTGATAGTATTACCAGTATTCGGCGTTGCGTAGTAAGTATTTTCCGCAGTACCTGTAAAGTAAAGGCAGCTTTCATTGTTCCCAGCTCGAATAACGCCGTTAGACGTGCCAGTATTTAACGTTGAGCCAACCGTTAAGCCCTGTGATATATAAAAGTTACCATTGCTATCAATGCTGCTTGTGTTGCTGGCTAGGTTGTTCGGCGTGAATAGTATCTGCCCATTACTGTCTGCCTTTATAGTTACATTATTGTTATTTCTGTCAACTTCTAATAACTTGCAAGGCTGCATTTTTCGTATAGCTGATAGCAGAATTATTCTGTAAAGAAAATATACTGTAGTCAGTGCTAATGGCTTCTGCTTGATTTGAAAGCCGCATACCTGCCGTGTTATCGGCTGCCTCGGGGTAAAAACCTATGATTTGGCTTGTACCGCCGCCACCTACTCTTAAACCACTTGAAGTGCTATACTTTAGAATACTATTAGCTAAAAAGTCAAGTGTAGCCGTCGTTGCAGTGCCGCCTATTGTGGCAACTTCTGCTGTGCCAACATTGAAAAAGTGTGCCAGTCCTTCTGTAGCTGTATAATACATTGCTCCGGTGGCAGCAGAATTTATCTTTGCTTGCGTTGTTGCGCTATTAGGCTTCGTGCCTAATGTGATAGTTCCACCAATGCCAGCAAGTTCGCCGTCCCTCACTGTTATAGGTCTATTAAATGTGTTCTTTCCTGTAAAGTAGTTATCTCCTGCCGCCGTAACGTCGCCGCCACCAGCCCCGGCCACGCTATCATCAACATACTTTTTGGTTACCGCCTGCGTGTCGGTAGTAGGAGTGGTAGACGGTAAGTAAATCGGTCCTGTTACCGTGCCACCTGTCAGGGGCAAGAATTCACCTTGTCCAGCTTCTATGGTGATATTCTGCGTCCCGTCGAACGGTACGCCGTTAATAGTGCGGGCTGTGGCAAGCTTCGTCGCTGTGTTTGCATTGCCCAGCCATTTAGCAACGCCGGAAGCGTCAACAACAGTTGCAAAGATATTGTTGTTGTTAGAAAAAGTCGTTGTTGTTCCGTTATCTCTTATTTCGAAACTATCAATGTTATTACCGGTTCTGAATATGTGCGGCTGATTGGTACTAGTATTATAAAACAATCCACCTAATGTATCGGCGCTTATTCTTGCCTGAACAGTTTCACCGGTCGGAGAAATTCCAAAACTAATACTCCCGCCCGTTCCGGCCGCTGTACCGTTAGAAACTGCAATGTTAGCACGAAAAGTATTCGCCGCCGTAAAGGTGTTAGCAGAATTAAGCTGTGCATAGCCGCTAAGGTCGGTATCACCGGCCAAGATATCCCACGCTGTCCCGTCCCATGCCACGTTGTCGCCCGCTTTAATTTTGTGGTTGGGGTCTGCCTGTTTGACGTTGTAAACGTCGCCTACTTTCTGGCCGCTGGTCGGCAGGTCGGCGTATGTCTCAACGGACCCCTTGTATTTATAAACCGTCGCTAGTCCCAGCTGTGCGGCAGTTACTTTATGCGGGTTGTTGTAATCGGCCTTATGCGCGTCCAGCGCATTTTTTACGGTCGTAATGTCCCCCTCGGCATTGCCAAGACTTTCTTGAAGTTCTGTGATATCGCCTTCAATGCTAGTTATATTACCTTTAATAGTGGTGATTTCTCCATTGATTGATGTGATATTGTTATTAATCGTTTTGACCGCAGAAGTCAATTCGCTGGCCAGCGCATATTTTACCCAGCCTGTCCAGCTGCTTACCTCGATAGGGCTACTGTCGGGTACAATGGTGCCGAAGCGAACATAACATGCGCCGTTAGCCTGTGCGATAAACTTCTGCCGGATATAGGTTTCATTATAGTCGTCGTCAACATCCAGCCAGCCCGGACCCGCAACAGGGCCGTGCGTGTTGGTGCCTTGAAGGAACGCCCTTTCCAGCTCTACATGTGTATTGAAGTCGATGTTATCTGTGATGTTTTCGTACCAGCGCAGAGTATCAACTATAGGCTCCAAGACGTCTAATCGCTGGTTAGACTGGTCGGCAGACGATTTAGCTTCGTTAGCCGCTGATAGTGCCTGTGAAGCGTTTTCAATGGCAGTATCAGCCGTAGACTGCGCATTGTTAGCAGACGTTTGAGCGTCGTTCGCTGATTTCTGCGCTGCGTCGGCCGCCTTCTGTGCAGCGTCTGCGCTGGCCTGTGCGTTGTTCGCTTTGCTTACTGCCGTGTTCGCAGTATTAAGCGCAGTATCCGCTGTTTGCTGTGCGTTCTGCGCAGCTGTTATGGCATTAGTGGCCATTTCTATAGCTGCCTGCGCTGCGTTGTAAGCCTGCTGCGCAATCTCTCGCGCTTCACGCGCTATCTCGTCTGACGAATAGGCGATGTTGCCTATCTCATTTATCGCGTCCTCTGTCTGCTGCTCCATAGCGTATCCGGGCAGTGGTCCTGCTGGCGGAACGTACTGAAATTGATAATAAGCGCGGGCCTGTATCTTGTCGGCGATATCTGCCGCTCTGGCCTTGCTGCGCGCTATCATAGCCTTGACAACATTAGAGTAATGTTCCATGTGTCTAACATCCTTTCTGATTGATTTAGTTTCCAAGCGTTACCTGTAGGGCGCAGCTGCTAAACTTTGTTCCGCCGCTGCTGGTAAGCTCTATCGTGGCGCCTTGTGCGATACTATAAGCCCACGTATTAGCTGCTGCACTAGATTTTGTGTTCCCCCAATAATGCCCTTTGCGGTGGGATACCGCCCATTTCTGGCTTAACCTGTGTTATGGCCGGAAAGCCGTTGATAAGACTTGCAAGTCCGGACGCTTCGTTGTTGCTGTCCGGGATGATGTTTTTAGTACCTTGGTCTGCGAATGCCCGCGCAAAGTTATACAGCGGTTCGTTGACGCTCATAGTTATCGCCCCTTTTTATTCAGAAAGTGGCAACCATCTTACATAATTAGCGCCGCTAACGCTCCATGACGTCCCTTTAGGGACCGGGAAAGAAATAGAACAAGCACCTTGGCCGTATTTACTACGGCCTGCCGTATGCATGACTTGTAGGCCGTTGACGTACGCCGTTATAGATGTGTTATCATAACTTTTTGAAGTTATAAAGCCATCTGTAGCGGCCACGCCGCTGCTGCCTACAGTTGAATAAGCTCCCATGCTGACCGGCTTCGGTTTGGGTATCTCCCCTATAGACGTGTCTATAGCGTCCTGCACTTCGTCCATCGTCAGCGACCCGATGAATTCGAGCAGGGTTTGCCACGTCGCGCCGTCCGTGCCCGGCTCTTTTACGCCCGCTGTTGTGTCCGGTCCGTTTTCTTTTAGACATACATAGAACACATTTTTGTATAACACCATGCAGTTAATGTTGTACTGCAAGTTGTTTTTGTAGGTGTACTGACCGCCAGACTGTGCCCACAGG